TTTTAGGCTGAGTCTTTACTCCGCCAAAGACAGCAGAGATTTCATCATCATCCAGTTTGCCATCATCAAGGAAAGCACTAGCTAGACCCTCAACAACTTTAGCAACTCCGCCAATTCCAGCCATAAAGATGGCTTGAGGGAGATTAACTCCAGCGATAGCGCCAGCTCCAATTACTCCAAGACCAGATGCTCCGAATACAGCAAGTATTCTTAATAGAATATTATTAACTTTAGACATTAATCTTCCTTTTTAATTAAAACTCCAAACATGTGAACAGTGAAGGCAGCAATAGTTAGCCATAGTCCATAAGTTTGTGTTTTGCCGGATAATGTAATTAGAACAATTACACCTCCAGATAGTGTCCATGCCAAAGCATGGAGTTCTTTTAATATTTTTTTAAACATTATTTCCTCCTTGACCGCCCTGATTTGCGATCATTATTTGAACCTTCGCCTCCTGATGGGCTTCCGCCTCCTGATGGTCCACCACCAGATGACCCAGAACCCCCGCTAGAAGGCGCAGGAGCGCCTGTAAGCGTTGTTGCAACGGCTGTTACTGCAATGAGTGCTCTTCTTGCTTCTACATCAATTTCAGAGCCTGTAGGGACATAATCATCAAGACCTTCTCCGAAGATGTCAATCTCCCCCTCAAAAGCTTCTTTAATTTCAGTTGGGGCATCGGTAAGTGTTTCAACAAGAGCAGCTTCTTCCGCTGGAGTAAGATTCTCAACAGCAATTTCTTGGAAGATTTCTGTAGCCTGATCCGCATCAATACTTTCCAAAACCTTTGCGCTCGTAGCGAGATCGGTTGCCTGATCTTCTGTAACACCAAGTTCCAGAACATTGTCAACAGCATTAGACACCTGCTCTTCAGAAACAGAGTCTGACTCCAGAATTCCGACAACTGCTTCAAATTGTTCATCCGACAATGGCTTGTCTAGAACAGAATCAATAACTGATGCAAATTTCTCATCCGAGATTGGTTCATCAAAAATAGAATCAAGAGCAGCAGAAAATTGCTCTTCAGATAACGGCTCAGAGAAGACTGCATCAACAGCAGCTTCAAACTGATCTGCACTTAATTTGGATGTATCGTCAAAGACCGCTTCTACTGCAGCCGAGAAGTTTTCATCAGACAATGGTTCGGAGAATACAGAATCAATAACTGTAGAGAATTGAGAATCAGTCAACTCTTGGTCAAGAAGGGAGCCAACCACTGCTGTAAGTTCTTCAGGGGTTCCGGCATCTGCCACCAAGTCATCAACGGCATTTGCGAGGTTTGCATTGGATATAGGTGAATCAAAAATATCCGCAACCGCAGTGTCTACAGTTTCTTGAACTTCCGGAGACACCTCAATTGTTGGTGTTGGGTCTTCAGGTATCTCAATAGGTGTCGTGTCAATTACTGGAGTTTCAACTGGCTCAAATATTGTTTCAATTATTGTTGGAGGCGCTTCTGTGGTTGTAGTGACAGTTTCTATCGCAGGTTCAGTCGTGGTCGTTGTTATTTCTGGAGTTGAAATTGGAGTCATATCTAGCTCAGGAATTGAAACAGTGGTGTTTTCTGTTGGAAGTGTCTCAACAGGAGGGGGGACAATTTCCTCAACAGTCGTTGTAGTCGTTTCAGGCTCAGGTGCTATAGTTGTTGTAGAAGTTGTAGTGGAGGTTGTAGTTGAAGATGTTGTTGTTGTGGTCGGCACCACTGTCGTTGTGGTTGTGGTTGTTGTGGTGGTCGTGGTAGAAGTTGTGGTAGTTGGCTCTACAGTGGTAGAGGTGGTTGTGGTTGATTCTACTGTCGTGGATGTTGTGGAAGTGGTCTGAGTAGACCCAACACCATTGAAGCTCAGTTCATACCGCAAGTTCCACCCTTGATTTGTATGCCAAGCATCAGGGTTTCCACAGCAAATACCAGCCCGTAGTCTGTAACGACCAGCAGGTACTTCCATAGAGATGTACGACTGCAAGCCAATGGAGTCGTCAATGCTATAAAGCAAAGTTCCTGCTTCGTTGTATAGCCATAACATCGGGTCTGAGTTATACCCAGTAATCATATAAGTTTGCGCTATAAACTGTGTTGTCTCGCTGTAATCAAACCAAACATCTGTTGGTTCTGTGATTATTAGGTTTTCCGCTTTAGCGGGAGATGCAAAAAGAGCAAGTATAATTACAGGTATTAATATCCATGAGCCTTTTTTAAATCTTAATCTTTTCACTTAACCAGTATATATTAGGTTGAGTTAATAAGAAAATTAAGCTATATACTCAACACCACTAATTGTAAAAGTTGAAGTTGCTATGCTTGAGTTAACATAGATAGAAGCACCAGCGTTGACAACAAGTGCTGAGTCGTATGAAATTGTTTCTCCGCTTAGAACGGTAAAGTTACTTAAAACTTTATTGTTCGCACCAGCTGAACCACCTGCTGGTATTAAATGCAGATTGCATAAAAGCGTACTGTTTCCGGTATTGCAGATATTAATATTCTTAACAATTGCATAACTACCTGCATTGTTGCTTAGTGTGTATACACTCATTGCATTGTCACTACCAATGTATAGAGTTTTTGGTGTTAAATTAGCCATTAGAACCTCATCCAAGCAATAATGCTTGTATCGTTTGTCACAGTGTTCATATCCTGAATTGTGGTTGCGTCTAGCACATGATCAACGATTTCACCCGCTGTGTGCGCTACTGCGCTTGTTGAATCGTAACCCCGAGAAGATGCAGTAAAAGTATTTGCACTTCTTGAGGAGCAAAGAATCTTTTCTTCCGAAGCAGTCCCTCTTCCAATTACAATTGCAAAAGGGTTTGTTAATCCAGAAGGGAAGGTTGTTCCATCAATAACTATGATTGATGTTGCTGAGTTTGATATATTTGCTGTCAACTGTGTCTTTAAAACACCACCAGCGAATTCTCTTCTTAACAAAGCAACCCCCTAATTAGTTGATAGAAATACTTAGGTCGCCTGCGCTGACTCTAAGGATATCTCCTGCATCAAGTGATTTGTTTGCAGTCAAAGGTCCGTAGACAAGGATATTTCCGCTTGTAAGTGCGTCAGTAACCGCAATTGCAACAACAGTGCATGCAGGCATTCCATTAAAGTCAATATCAGAAGTATTTACTGTTGAACCAGATGCTGCGCCGTTAAATGCGGCTACTTTTCTTGCGTATGATCCACCAGAAACCTCTGTTCCTGCCGTTGAATCTGTTGGGGCAACTGTATAAAGCGCCAAGTAAACCGTTGTCGGTTTGGTATAAGTTGTTGTTCCTAGAAAATGATCAAGAAGTTTAACTTCAAGATAATCGCTTAAGTTTCCAGCCATTAATTAATCCTCCTTAGAAGCCAAGTACTCTTCAAGTTCAAGTACATCAGGGATTCTAAAATTTTCAAGAGTGAGAAGGAAGGCGGCTTGTTCCTGTGTAACTTCTTGAATATAATCTTCTCTTGTAAAGACAAGACCATTTCCACTATAAGCAGCACCACTTTCAAAAATAATAACAACAAGGTCTGGATTAACAGAACTTACTGAACTTGAAACTGGTTTTGCTTCTTTTGGTTTCGCAGCAGCTTTCTTGGCTGGTGCTTTTTTAGCCGGGGTTTTATCAACATTCAATGATGTTGAGGTAACAATATTTTCACTCATGATAAATATCTTATCATACTTAACTATAAAATGCGAAAAGGAGGGGATATTTCACCCCCCCCAATCACAAATTTTTAATTACTAATTACAGTGTACGAAGCTTGACATTCTTACCGATTACATATGAATCAGCATTTTCAATGTTGCTTGCAACTCTCATGTACTGAGTATATTCGATTGTGTCTGTCTTTGGCTTGAACTGACGGTATACAGTGATATCACGGTGGATACCGATAACACGGTTGTTAGGGAATGTTAGTTCAATATGACCATGTGATCCTGTTGCACCTGAGTAGTCACCAGTAACCGTTTCTGGCATCAAAGGAACTTCAAGCAAAGGAATACCGAATGGTGAAATTCCAGTTGAACCCGGACCACCATTTCCACGCATTGTGCCCTGAAGGAATGCCACATCGCCGACCAATGAGCCGGG